CAGGTGATTATAGTTATGGTCTTTGGGTTAAGTTAGATACTCAAGCAAATAGTAGTTATGCAGGTGTATTATCAAGTGGTTGGGGTAGCGCAAGTGGTAGTTGGCAAATAGATTTATACTATACAAGTAAATTTAGACATCGCTTAAAAAACTCTGGTGGTGGTACAGATGAACTTGCTACAACCACAATTAGTAATTTTACAAATAACTGGATTTATCTTTTTGTGGTAAATGATAGATCAGAAGATGAATTAAAAATTTATGTAAATGGAACTCTTAATGCAACTGGATCTAGCACAAATTACGGATCAACAAATGTTGGAAACTTTGGCGATGCAACAGATGTTAAAAATGTTCTTAGTGTAGCTCAAAATAGAAATCAAGATTCAGTTATTGATGGTTCGGTTGGACAAGTTCATGTATATAAAGGAAAAGCATTGACAGCCAGTGAAGTATTACAGAATTACAACGACACAAAAGGCAACTTCTTAGGTGCTATCAGTACCACTAATTTAGTATTTTACGTGGATGCTGGAAAATCCATGTCATATTCTGGCAGTGGTACAACATGGACTGATTTAAGTAGCAGTTCTAATAATGGTACGTTAACAAACGGCCCTACATTCGATTCTGATTTTGGTGGTTCTATTGTTTTCGATGGTAGCAATGATCGTATAGAGACAGGCTCAGATATGTTTAATCCAAATGCTGATTTTACAATATCAGCATGGGTTAATTCAGATGTTTTTTCTGGAACTAATAAATATAACATAGTTTCAGATTATACTAATCAAGGTAGTTTTCAATTAGCTTATAAGAATGGGGACGGAATACGAATTACAGATAGTACTGTTGTAGAGCTTGGTCTTTTTTCTAATTCAACATTATCAACAGGTGTTTGGTACAACGTAACTGTTACGAGGTCATCTAATACCTACACTTTATATCTCAATGGAAGTTCCACTTCTACTGTCACAAGCAGTAATGTTTTTGATCGTGGCCCACAAACAATTGGCTCTAATTTTCATTCTGTAGCTGGATATTGGAATGGCAAAATAGCACAAGTTTTTGCCTACAGTTCTGCTCTTTCAGCTAGTGATGTATTAAGTAATTACAATGCCACCAAAGATACTTATGGTTACGCAACAGTCAGCGATCCTTCTGGAATAATACCAACTGGTTTGGATATATTATTAGATGCAGGTAATCCTAACTCATACTATGGCAGTGGTACGACATGGACAAACTTAGCACCATCAAGTAGTCCTTTTAGTAATGCAACATTAAGTTCAGCTACAGGCACTAATACATACTCAAGTAGTAATAGTGGTTATTTTGATGAATGTAGAGCATTTCTTCCTGTAACTGGAAGTACTTATGGTGCTGGTGGCACAACTATTACATATCCAACAATGACATATTCAGTTTGGTGTTATCCTGACAATTTAGGTAATTATCAAACATTAGTAGATCAAGGTAACGATAATTGGTTTTTTGGTTTTCAAGGCACAACATTAATAACTTATGATCCCAATACCTCGACAGGCTCTGGTGTTGCTGCAAATAATAATTGGTACAATTTTACAATGACACATACACAAAATGATGTGGTTAAATTTTATATAAATGGAATAAAACATTCACAAACAGGAGGTACTTATAACATTGTACGATCATTTAGCAATTGGAGTTTTGGAGGTGGCAGTGTAACAACTTCAGGTGCAAATGAAGGTTTTAAAGGTTACATTGCAGCAATAGCTGTTTATAATAGAGCTTTGTCTGCAAGAGAGGTGTTGCAAAACCACAATGCCCTAAAATCTAGATTTGGGTTATAATTATGAGTAATAAAGATAACGCAGTTTTTGATTTAGGAGCAACAGTGACACGCAGCTATTTAATTATTCAAACCTCTGAACTTGACAAGGTAGACTTTTCACAAGTCTTAGAAACTTCTGCTTCTACTGTCAGAAAATCAGTAGACACTACAAAAACATTTATCAAATGGGATGGTGATACAACACCTGCTTGTGTCAGCAATTTAACAGGAACAGAAGGGCCATATACGAAAGATCAAATTATGACTATACTTAATACAGATGCTTGGACTTCTGACGAGGAACCTTAAATTATGGCTGAACGCACCACTGATGAAATCGCTACTATTTTTACTAATGCTGGAGATAGCGTGACTGTAATCAACACACTTGCTGCTTTGTCATCTCTTACCGATGAACAGAAAGATGAGATTAAGCGTAATGTAGAACATCTTGAAATTATTAAGGCATATACAAAAGAAGATGGTACGACTAGTATTTGGACATCTGAGGACTTTACGGCTCAAGATGCTGCGGTTACACTAGGAAAAACAAAATATTAATTTATGGCTCGTAAGACAACAGAAGAACTACAGCAAGAATTAAAAACATTGCAAGAAAATTATAACGAAGCAGTAGAAGTCCAAAAAAATTGTCAAAATAGAGCTATTGCTGTTAATGCTATTTTGGCTGATAGAGCAGAGGAGGAAACTGAAAAAAAGCAACAGGCATAGGATTTTTAATAAAATATTGCCCTGTCTGTGGTAAATGTTTTAATACAATGGAACAAAGAAAAATTTATTGCTCTGGAGCTTGTAAAACAAGGTCAAGCAGATCTAGGGGTTTTAAATAATTTCCTGTGTGTAATGCCAGATATGACATAGATCGGTGTAATACCTATAATGAGTAAAAATATAAAAATTTTTAAATAAATGCTAAATCGCATCTGTCAAATTTTGAGCATTGTTTCATTTGTAATGGTAGCTTTCATAAGTGGTGGAGCATACTTTGGTTACAAGTATGTAACCTCAGAGGAGTTTCAAAAAAAAATGATGGATAAAGTTCTTGGAGGTGTCGGAGACATGATGCCTAAAGCTCTTGATGATGCTCTTCCAAAAATGACAGGCCCATCATTACCCACTACTAAACTTCCAAAATTGTAATGAATTGTTGGCATTGTAATTCAGAATTGATTTGGGGTGGCGATGAAGACTTGGAAGAGAGTACACAGTATTGTGTGGTTACAAATTTATCTTGCCCAAAATGTTTTAGTTTAGTAGAGGTTTACCTACCAAGAAATGCCTACGATTAATCAAATACCAAATACAGCAATACCACGCATACCAATAATAAATATTCCTGTTGAAGAATCATTACCTAATACACCTTATATAACTAAAACATTACCACCAACATTAATAATGCCTTGTGCGACATTAAGAAATGATGGAACAGAAAATAGTCAGTTATTTATAGATGATCCAAGTGGAAATAAATTAGTATGTCCTTTGCCATATTATGTGCCTTTGCGATATGACAAAAAAAAGATTTTACTTGTAGAGGAACAAAAGCCTCCAACTGATATAGAACCACCAAAAACAAATACAAAACAACCAGAAGTTCCTAAAGTAGATAAAAAGCCACCATGCCCAAATCCTAAAAAGAACAATCCAAGAATAGGAGACTTGAACGCAAAAGGTACAGAAAAAGTTGTTGGTTTTAAATGGGTAGAAGAAACAAAAGAATGTGTCGTTCAGTACGAACCTACAACGGCAGTTGAAAAATACCTTCCAAGTCTAAATACAGTATCTACAACATTTGCAATAACAGTAGTTGCAACTACGGCTGCAACTCTTACCCCAATACTTAATAAAATACTCAAGCCTTTATTTAAACAAGCTATAGGTAAAGTTAAAAAAGCCATAGGTAAAAAGGGTACAAAGTTTTCTGGCAAAAAACCTATGAAAAGCAAAATTAACAAGGTATAAACATAAGCAGACTTTTTTACAAGCCCCTTATAGGCGATTCTGAAAGGGCTGTTTTTATGGCTTTTTTTCAATTTTATGCGTATGCGACTCAAACTCCAACATTTCTATGTCTTCACATAATTTTGCCATAGGTGTACCTTCTTTAAACCTGATACCATTCTTGTAATTATCCACACACGTTTTTGCTCTTGACATTTCAAAATTAAGACGTTTTGCTGCTAGTGATGCCTCATATAATTCGTTTTGTTTTTTCATAGCTTCTCGACATTGCCTTATAGGTTCGCGATCAAGTGGGATAGAGAAGGTAGCTGTTATTCCTCCATTTATAGATACATTAGATTGTTTTTGTCCTGTTCTTACTTGTTCAAAATATAGTATCTCACCTCTATAACCAGAATCTACATCGCCATCTCCGATAGGTTGGTTTTCATCGTCAAAATCTCCTTCAATATCACGCCTTGAATATACTGGTCTATCAAATGTTTGTTCATAAGGAGTTGCAAATCCATAAGTTGTAGAGACAAAAGGAGAAATATTTAAAGTTGCACCTTGGCATTGAATAGTATTCATTTGATAATTAAAATTCCTAGAAGGTACTACTTGTACAGCCTGATTTACAACACTTCCAGACGAATTGCTAGTCGTATTCACAGAATTTGCTAAAACAGGATTATTAAGTAAAAGCAACAAACATAAATATTTTTTCATTGGCTAAAGGTACTTGTTGTATCAGTGATATTTTCTACTTGGGTAGTTCTTTGGATATGAGTAAAATTAGTTATTCCGGGAGTTTCTAAAGTTTCATAATATTGAAAACTCTCGCCCTCGTTAACAATGCTAAATATAGGTTTATTATCTAAATTAGGTGATACATAAGTAGTACCTGTTCCTTGTATAGTTGTATCTAATTTTGTCCATCCTGCTGGAGCTACATTACCTGTTGAACTTTTTACATTTTCGCCTCCTACTGTTAATTGATAACCATTGCGTATATCAAAACTTTTTATATCTTCCACTATAGTTTGTTTTGTTTCTGACCTTTGAATAAGAACTCCTTGATTAAAATTAGGAATTACATTTTGAGCATATATAGGGGTGCTAAGAAAACCTAGCAGAATACCAAACCTATACATAACTACTACTAATCAACTATTAATGTAGTAGTCATTTGACCTAGTGCTTCTGTATTTGCTCCCCCTGCTGTAATTGTTAATTTTTGAGAATTTGTTACAGTACCAGCCAAGTTAGCAACTGTACCACCTGCAATTGAAGATACATTGTCCGAAAAATTAGCAGCATCACCAGTAGTTACAGCACTTGTAGGTATTACATCTGCTTGACTAAAAGATTGACTAAAAGAAAAATTATTAGCTGGTACGTCTTGTGTGACAGTAAGGTCAGGAGGTGTACCAACGCCACTGCTGATAACAAGCGAGCCAACACCATTAGCAACAGCATTGTCACCAGAACCATGAGTCGTGTCTACTCCAACACCGCTAACGCTATAGCTGCTACCTAAACGTGAAGCAGAGGTACTAGCACCACCTACTGTAAGTTTTACAGAACTAGAAATTGAATGACTAAGATCTGCATAGCTTGGAGTTGCTGCTGATATTGCAAAGATAAATGGAAGTAGCTTTTTCATTTTTTGGATTTAGGGTCGATTACTTCAGCACCTTCTATTTTAATAGGTGTTATTACCCTTATAGTCTGAACCATACCTTCATTTTCCGCAACTTTACTGTCTTTCTCACTACCTTTTTTGCGTGATGCCTCAATCCCAAAGGTACTAATCGCAGCCGTAAGTAAGCTGGCTGGGAATGTGATGTCTTTTGGCTCGTTGCTATATCCGGGGAGTTCTATGTAATTAAGACTTACAATAAAACCACTCCAAACAACAACTCCAAGTCTTACAAAAAGACTGATAATAGCTAATTGTTCTTCCTTATCATCTAATCCTTCTTTTAATTTTTGAAAAGCATTTTTCTTTTTCTGTTCTGTCATAGCCTTTTTCTGTATAATAGACATAGATTAAGAACTCGTAAAGTGGTAGAAGTAATAGCAGCAGTGGGTGGAGCTATGATGACAGCGTGTTTTGTATCTGTGGGATCAATATCTTATAGAGGCAGGCAATCAAGAGATG